AATCTCTGTATACAGCATGATGCCGGGTGCCTCCCGGTGAATTCTGCAATGACCAGACAGAATCCGCAACTTGCCTATACAATACGCAACCAAACATCTGTCATTATGCCCCGCCGCCCAGGGGGATTCATCATGCAGGATTTTTTTAACAAACGCTCAGCATGTCAGGCAACAGTCAACTACCTGAATTGTGAGGCATTTAACATTTCACTGTCCGGTGTCTTTCCTGTAATAAAAAGCCCGCAAAAGAGAGTCAGGGCAGATAAGTGTGGTGTGGCGCGTTGTACTGGATTCGAACCAGCGACCTGGCGATTATGCGTCGCTCGCTCTCACCACTGAGCTAAAGGGCCGGGCGCAGGATAATAACGGTACGTAACTAATCCTGCAATATCATCCGTTCTGACTGACTAAATCCTGTACTTCCCTGACCGTCTGCTCAAAACGTTCAGTCTCCAGCTCAACGCCAGTTGCACGACGCCCCAGCGCCATCGCGGCTTTGACTGTCGAACCCGACCCCATGAAGAAATCTGCAACCAGGTCACCCGGACGACTGCTCGCACTGATTATCTGCTGCAACATTTCTGCCGGTTTTTCGCACGGATGTTTCCCGGGATAGTACTGCACCGGTTTATGCGTCCACACATCCGTGTACGGCACCTGCGCCGTCACGCCAAAATACCGCCGCAGATGCTTATATTCACTCTGCAGTTCCGCATACTGCCGGTTCAGTGAAGTATACGTCTCCAGCAGCTGGTGGTGGGGCTTTTCCAGTTCACCGCGCTGATGCTTCTCTTCTGCCACCCGGGCAAACAGCGCCTGTAATTTCAGATAATCGCTTTCGTTCGGTAGCTGCCACTGACTGGCACTAAACCAGTGCGACACCATGTTTTTCTTTCCTGTGGCATCCACTATCTGTTTTGCCGTTATCCCCAGGGCAGCACGCGCATCACGAAAGTAAGAAATCAGCGGAGCCATCACATGCTGTTTCAGTGCCCTGCCCTTCGCCTCATACCCGGCATCTTTCGGACGATACGGCCCCTGATAATGTTCCGCGAACAGAATGCGCTCTGTGGCGGGGAAATACGCCCTCAGGCTTTCCTTGTTGCACCCGTTCCAGCGTCCGGACGGCTTCGCCCAGATAATATGGTTCAGCACACTGAAGCGTTCACGCATCATGATTTCAATGTCAGATGCCAGGCGATGGCCACAGAACAGGTAAAGACTTCCGGCAGGTTTCAGCACCCGCCAGAACTGCGCCAGACACTGGTCCAGCCATTTCAGGTAATCCTCATCACCCGTCCACTGGTTATCCCAGCCCTCAGGCTTCACTTTAAAGTACGGCGGGTCCGTGACTATCAGGTCAACAGAATTTTCGGGTAACGACCGGATAAATTCCAGGCAGTCGGCGTTGATTAACTCACAACTGGATATTTTTACAGTATTAAACATGGATCATTAAGCCTGTCTCTGATAGGCTCATTCTGCTTTTGCGCAAAGCAGTGGGCCTGAGGTTTGCTTGTGACCCCAACGCATGAGCAGATGGCTGGTGAGTGCCCCTAACACCCACCAGCCGCCCATTTACCACAAATAAAAAAGCCTTCAGGACTGAAGGCGTCTGTAACAACCAAACTGATAGTCTGCCAGACCCGCCATAACAAGCTGGGTCAGTATTAGCTGGCAGCGTTCGCGTGAAAGGTACGTATTCTGTGCAATCTCCCCGACTGTCGCCGGTTCGGTGGCACTTAATTCATTAAAAACTGCTCTGGCGGTTTCTGTCATATCCTGCTGTTTCAGCATGTCTTTTTCCCTTTTTCGGTTAACGTGACACACCAATAACTCTTGTCGAAAAAGCCAGCAAGCTGAAAGACCGGTATTCACCGCCGCCAGCGCGTTTACTGTACTGACGCGATTTTCGGACATAAAAAAACCGCCTGGCGGCAGTTTTTTTCTTATTTTGTCATCGCGTACAAAATAGGCAAAATATCAGATTTATACGAAACATACGCGATTTAATTGACTTTTGCAATATCTCGTCGTGAAAAGGTCGCTTTTTGTTGCGCTCTTATTTTCACGGAGCAAATCAAGGATTCTCTATCGAGGCGCTTAAAAATATCGCACATCTCACGCCAGTAGTTCGCATAATTATGGCTCCAGTTATCAGGCTTAACTCCACACAGTCTGGCAAGCTCCTGTCTCTGGTAGACCTCACACCCGGTAACCCATCCTCTGACATCCTGTGCCGCCAGCCAGATCAACTTCTTCACACGCTCCAGCGTTTTCACTGCAATTTTTCTGGTACCAGACTGAGTTTTAAATTCATTCCACACCCACTGCGTTATCGCGATCTGATGCTCCCAGCAAATGTTTCCGCCATAACACCACAACAACCACGCCTTCTGATGTTCTTCCAGTTCCAGAAGGGTACGCCGCCACGATGATGTTGCAAACTCAACAGGACTGACCAGGGCAATTGATGAGCCTTTCGCCAGTGATTGTTTACCCGGGATTGGGGGATTATCCCGCGTGATCATTTTTCCGGTTACCTCATCGCGGTAACGAATTTTTTTGCGTCTGTAACGCCCTGTATCGAACAGGGCATTTTCCTGCCAGGCTTCCAGTTGACCTTTTGTCGCCCCACTGAGATCCGCAGTGGCAATCATGAGTTGCTCACGAACAAACTGTAAATACTGGTTATTCATGCACACCCCACCTCTGTAATTTTTATCTCCAGCCGTCCACCAGATACTGGCTTGCCACGTACAATATTGATTTCATCAAACTGCTCATCGTCCATTAACAACCCCGCGTGCGTCAGCGCATCCAGCGGTGCTTTCAGAATATTGTCCAGGTCACGGCGGCGCTTATCCGGTGGCTCTGCAATAATTTTTATTGCCAGCCGTCCGGACAGGCTTAATTTCAGTCGCTGCTGGCGAACAATAAGCGCCACTGCCCGGCGATAACGCTCCCCGGCTTTTGATACAAAATATGTGCTGCCACGGCGTCGCCAGTAAGTGTTCACCGTCGGCGGGTAAGGTAAAACCAAATCTATGAGCATCAGTCACCTCTTTTACCCAAGCACGCCAGTTGCAAAGGCGTGATCAAGAAAACGAAAAATTAAATCAACCTGAGAACCATGCTTTTCTTCGAACGCCAGCGGATCCGCATGAAGCTCGTTGTGATGCTCCCGACACAGCGGTAGCGTGAAAATATCGTGGGATTTTGTTCCCATTCCGCCCTGACCATGACCAATCAGATGATGAGGATCGTCCGCTGGCTTACCACAACACGCACACGGCTGTGTCTTTACCCAGCGTGTGTATTTCTCATTTACCCAGCGGCGACGTTTAGGTCGTTTCATGAAGGATTCCGGAGACTCCGGATCAACGGCAATGCTGACCACCGTCTTTTCCTGTGGTGGGTTCTGTTGCTGGTGGGTGTGAGGCGGTAGCGCAATATTTTTTGTGCGCTGCTTCAGTATGCTGGTGGCGGTCTGTTCTCCCGGTATGATGTCGCTTTCACGGTATACGGAGCGGATTTTTTCCGCCGGTAATCCCAGAGAACGACGCGCTACTGCCTCAGGTAGTGCATCCACCACCTGATTGCAGGCCGCCCACCAGGATAATTCGGCCAGCGATAACTCCCTCTCCTGCGTGCCGCTTATTGCGTGACGGATGACGTCAATCATCCAGGCAACCAGATTCTGCTGAGCAAGTTGATCGAGTGATTCTGATGTCTGGTCGCGCAGCTGGTTGTCACAGTGCCAGCACAACACCATCGCGCCGGTACCGTAACGGTGAATGACTGTTTCGCTGTGATGATAATCGCCGTGTGGCCACTGGCAGGATTTAATATGGCGCAACAGCCAGTCAGACAATGCACCAGCACCACCAGCAGCACGAATCACCCGTGCGTTACTGAAAAACGGCAGCAATGTTTTGTCTTCCACTAGCGGCTGGCGAACGGCAGGAACAACCCCGGACGGCAGATTACGCATGCTTTTCGGTTCCGGCTCCACCAGTACCCGGGTATTGTGGAATACCGGCATGGATTCACGGCCCGGCTTAACGATCACCAGCCCGAGTTCCGGTACCAGAACAGGTCGAAGTAATACCCGCACGTTACCTCCAGATGCGTTGCTGGAATGTGCGGGACGGACGCGGCGGGCGTTCGGAATAAAGGAGCCTGACGTAGATTATCCAGTGACGGTAGTCGAGGCTAAGGGCTTTCTTAAACTCATACCCACGTCTGCGGTAGTTATGAATCAGCCATTCGGCCTGTTCTTCAGTGCAGGGATCGTGCTGATACCAGTCATATTTGAATGTGTGAGAACACCGCCCTTGCCTGCTGGCAGGGGCGATATCAGAATTGTGATGTTTGGTATTGTGCGCCATCGGTTGTCTCTGCTGGCGCAGCAGGTGCCAGTTGTTCAGGCTGGCGTGTGGATTGTAAACCAGAATGCCAGGAAAAAACAAAACCCGCGAAGCGGGTTAGTAAAAATGTACTGAAGTCAATGACGTGCCATCACAGTTAAAATATGACAGACTCTATTTACGTAGAGATGTCAGACTGCAAGATCCAAGGGAAGATCAGAAATATCCTTTAATCTTTTACCATTAACCATCACGGAAAGCATGTCAGCTGCATCGCTGAGCCCCAGTATTTCAACTGCTGATATAAGTTCATAAAGCGCAAAATGATACACGCAATCTATATCACCAGTACCAAGAGCAATAGACGCCAGACGACTTGGAGTAGGCTCAGCAGTAACAACCATTACATGAGGGAGATTTCCCTTACGGTTGCGAATAAGATTTAATGCCTCAGAACGAGCATTCTGGGCCCGGTCGCTTCTTATTGTCCATTTGCAGGAAATACTTGCGTGTAATATTGGTTTCCCACCATTCGAACTCCTGAGAGCTGACATGCGGGTAACAGAATCATCCACCAGTAATTCAGGACTGTTGATAACTTGATCACATTCAGGTTCTCTTTCAACAATAATATCTGGTGAAATCGTATAATCACTCCCCAGTGCAGCAGCTAGCTGAGGATTACTTTTTGCAGCACTATCCAATGCTATAAGATGGGCATATTGTTCATATTTAGCTATCTCTAATCTGTTTCTACCAGAAACCTGATGTACATTCCATTTTCCAGGGCGTAAGTGGCTGAGTTTAAAAAAGGTTTTTTCTATAAACTCTGCGCAGATACTCTCAAACTGATTACCAGATGTTTGCCCTGCAACACGTTCACCAATCGTTTCAGCCTGCAAGAAGCGAGCAATTTCTCTTGCTATAGCTTTACTGTTTTTGTTACTGCTATCTGCGTTACTAACAACTCCGGCAGTATTAATTGTGAGCGTATTCAGTAACAATTGGGCATGAAACTCCTTTCTGGCTTCAGCAAAACCAACTATGCTGTCAACCAAATCTCCATTCATTTCTGGATTTCCTTCAGGCTGCTTGACTATTCTTACTGATGTTATTCTTATACCGTCCCTGCAAAACTCCATACACATATTGTGCGATTTTTGCCGCAAATAGCGGTGGAACAGCATTCCCGATCTGCTTTGCAATCTCAGTTTTTGAACCGGTAAAAATGAAATTATCAGGAAAAGACATTAATCTCGCTGCCTCACGATGAGTTATTGGCCGATCCTCTTCCGGATGTAAATATCGCCCTTTCTCCGGTTTGAAAAACTCAGTACGAATCGTTACTGAAGGTCTGTCCCACCACAGACGTCCAAACAAATCGGTCCCTCCAGATTTCTTTTTTAGCCAGCACGCCGGGGTTATATCAGGTCTTTTTTTCTGTAAATCGAAACGGTTACCTCCTGGTGGAACCGCTTTATATCGCTCCAGAGAAACAGGTGTGGGATTACGCCCAAAATGTAAGTTCAGCGGAGGAAGTTCATTACGAATATCAGTTCCAACAGGAGCAGGTAAGTCACCAATTGCATCACGCGTACAGACCCATTCAGGCAAAGCGACATCCTTATCAGGGGAACGATGCGTTGGTGCTGGCGGGAACGCCGGAATACTATGCACATCGAAGAGTTCTCGTTTGATACCGATTGCTATCGTTCGTTTTCTTGTCTGAGGTACTCCATAGTCAGCAGTATTCAACACCATTGGATTAAGCAAAATAAAGCCCATGGATTTCGCTCTAAACGTAATGTCCGCAAACTCATCGCTTATCAGCAATCCGGGGACATTTTCCATGACGAACATACAAGCCCTTGAACGCTCAATGACATCCATATAAGGCTCCCACAATGCTCTTCGGTGATCACCATAACGATTCTTATTCAATAAACTGAATCCCTGACACGGGGGGCCACCTATGACCACATCAGCCTCAGGAACAGTATTGCTGGATGCCCACTCCTCAATATTTGCCTGAACTCCATGCAAACCAAAATTGGCATTGTAGGTATTTATAGCTGCAGCATTATTATCAATAGCAAGGATACTTTCAAAGTAGTCAGACATCTCTCCATGAAGAAAACCATAAGATAATCCACCTGCCCCACAAAAGAGGTCTATCACTCTGAATTTATTTAATTCTTTCATCCGCATCCATATGCCTCAGATTAATGTTGAGCGTCTTACAGGACGCGTAATGTTAACTGGGGCTTTCTCTATCTGCCTTTTGGTGTTCATGCCTGAGGCAGACAGCCTCAGGCACCCGCAGCAATTCTACTTAACTCACGTCACCTCGCCAATATGAAATCAATCAGAAAGGTGATCCATAAAATCACTCCTTCTCTTCTTTTCCGTAGTGGAGTTGGCCAATTTTGATAAGAGGGCGTCCCTGAGATTTGCGGTGTAGATTGGTATCGCGCAGAGAATACACACAGCCACAATATTCCTGCTGATAGAATTTTTCGCGCTTGCTGATTTCAATCATACGGGACGAGCCGCCCTGCTTGCGCCAGTTATAATCCCAGTACACCATACCCGGATAATGCGCAACAGCTCGCCGCCCACACTCGTTAACCTGCTGCATATTTTTCCAGCGTGAAATGCCCAGTGAACTGCTGATCACACTGAAACCATTTTCAGCAGCGTACAACGCTGTCCGCTCAAAACGCATGTCAAAACACATGGTACAACGGATCCCCCTCTCAGGCTCCCATTCCATTCCTTTGGCACGTTCAAACCAGTTGTCGGTGTCGTAATCAGCATCGATAAACGGCACGCCGTGTTGTTCAGCAAAGCGAATATTTTCATCCTTACGAATTAAATACTCTTTCTGAGGATGAATGTTCGGGTTGTAGAAAAAGATGGTGTAGTCGATTCCCGAGGCCTGAAGCGCCTCCATCACTTCACCGGAACATGGAGCACAGCAAGAGTGCAGTAGTAGTTTGTTTGCCCCGTTTGGGAGCTCCAATTTAGGCCGTTTGAAATCAGCAATAGTCATAAATATTTTTATTGGGGTCATGAAAATAGCACAGAGTGTAGCATCAGAGCAGGGCTATCGGGAATATATGTCTAAATCTGGTAATATCTGGTTTTGACGCAAAGCGGACAACCACGCTGGCTCTACCCTGCGCCATGAAAATGTCAATTCACATCTGAACTAATGCTCTTTAATCTAGTAACGTCTAAAATATCTAACATTTCCTTGATAAAATGCCAGTACACGCTGCATAGCTTCGCTCTTCCGGCACTCGCGACAGATTATGTTCATACGCCTGTCGTAGCGGCGTATTTCTCCGTCGGGTAATGTCCAGATAAGGCCCGGATCAACCACTGCAGGTTTCTTCACCTTTGCCCTTGAGAGTTTTTTGCGAGCATTTTGCCAGTCCTTACGCGCCTGTTCAGACGGGAATAACCCGTAACCAGAGTTGTATACATCGCCACTGGCAACCAGCTCTCTGGCAAGAACGCT